CACTTCAACTGCTGCCGAACTTCGTAAGACTTACCTTGAACTTAAGAGGTCTTTAGGTGACCAAGGTGCACATGATCCATTAGAGGCAATTCTCAAACGATGAAACAAAGCCTGAGGAATGGCTTGCGCTTACCAGCAATCTATACAAAGCCTTTAGCCGAGAACTTCCTAACTGATGGTGACAAGCTCATTGAATTGGTCAATTTGGCGTGGAAGTCACCGGAGCAACCTGATGGCATCAAGTTGGATGAATGGCAAAAGTGGCTGTTGAAACACATGCTGGAACGCTACCCTCCTAACCATCCTAAGTACGCTGGCCAGTTACGTTATCGTCAAGTGGTTGTCTCTATGGGTCGCCAGAATGGTAAGTCTCTACTAGGAGCAATCCTCGGCATCTATGGACTGTTACTTCACAATCAAGGTGCACAGGTTATCTCCCTGGCATCATCTACGGACCAAGCCCGAATCATCTATTCGCGAGTCCTGTTTACTATTCAGCAAAATGAGTGGCTGGCTAAACGTTTCCGTAAAGCAACTGAACAGCGTGGAATCCTAACTGCCGATGGCTCAGGTAGATACGATGTCAAGGCTGCTAAAGAATCTGCTCTGCAAGGTATTCCAATGAGTCTCTGCCTGTTCGATGAGTTGCATCTTGCTAAGACTGGTATGTGGTCGGCTGCTGTTCTTGGTACTGCTCAACGCAAGGATGGAATGGTTATCGGCATTACCACCGCAGGTGACCAGTCAAGTCAAACACTTATAGATCTATACAAACTTGGAACAGCTGCTGCACAGGGAGACCCTGACTTAGAACGTATCGGGTTCTTTTGCTGGCAAGCACCTGATGGCTCACAAGTGGATGAACCTCTGGCTCTAAAGATGGCTAATCCGTCAATTGACGCTGGCAGGTTGGATTTGAATACTGTTCTCTCTGACATCAGGTCTATTCCAGAACATGAGGCTCGCAGGTATCGCCTAAACCAATTCATCGCTGGAACTGCTAATTCTTGGATAGCCTCCGACCTATTTGCTAAAGCAGCAGGTGATGGAATTACTGTTCAAGAGAATGTGGTCCTGTCAGTTGATAGAACTAAGAATTGGGAGTTTGCAACTATTGCTGGAGCTCGTAAATGTGATGATGGCACTTTTGAAACTGAGTTGATAAACACTTACGCTGATGCTACTGAGAGAGTCCTGTATAACCGATTGAAAGAACTTTATGCCAGGGGAAGTGTCACAGCTATTGCTATGGATGAAAGACAGTTACCTAACTTGGCTAAGATGCTCAAGGCTGATGGTTTACCTGTGTGGCCTTTATGGGTTAAAGAGATGTCGGCTGCATGTTCAACTGTTTACGCGATGTTCTCAACTGGTGTAGTCAAGCATCGTAACGATCCATTACTCCAACTTCAATCTCCTAAAGGCATCGCTAAATACACCGGTGAGACTTGGCTAATTAGTCGTAAGGAATCTTTAGGTGATGTGGATGCTCTGATGGCGACTGTTATGGCTCTTTATGTTTCCGCGACACACCAAGATTATGGACTGCAAGTTTTTTGACTTTGTCGTAAGTGTGCTATAAGTTCGCAATCAGATGGCAAATGTATTTACCAGACTTTTGGGTAGAGACCGCGAAACGCGTAGTTCTACTCCAATTTGGCCTACCCGTTCTGACATGGGTGCTGGACCTAATCAAGCTCTAACTCTTACAGCGGTTTACAGGTCTATTCAGATCATCGCGACACCTATCTCCAAGATGCCTATGCAAACTTTCCGTTATGCCACAGGCATGGAAGTACCAGTCGAAAACCCTGTTCTAGTAAACAAACCAAACTTCCTAGATACTAAAAGAGACTTCCTGTTTCAAACTGTGGTCTCGATGGCTTTGGATGGCAACGCGTTTTGGCTAAAGTCTTATGGCTCTAATGGTCAGGTAAATAACCTAACTTTGGTTCCAGCTAGTGCAGTAACAATTCGCCTGGTGAATGGTGTCAAGCATTACGACTACCAAGTCAATGCAGATAGTCCAGTAGCAACAACTACAACCGACATTCAGCATCTGAAACTGTTTAGCCGAGTTGGTTATCTACGTGGCTTAGGTCCGATTGACTCTTGCAACAAAGACATTCAGGCCGCTTTAGAATTGCGCAATTTCGCTGCTAACTGGTTTGGTCAGGCAGGTATTCCAACAGGTATTCTCAAGACCGATAAGCCTATTGGTAAAGAGGATGCGGATGATATCACCGCTAGATGGCACACTAAGCAAGCTGAGAGACAAGTCGCTGTTTTAGGTCAAGGCTTTGAATGGCAAACAGTTCAACTGAACCCTAGAGATGCCATGTTCACAGATGTACAGGTTCAGCAGGTTCAGGCCATTGCAAGACTGTTCGGTATTCCAGCGAGACTCTTGCTTACAGGTGTAGATGGCTCCTCTGACACCTATTCCAATTTACAAGATGAGAACCAAGTTTTTTATCGTCACACGATCATGGCCTATACCGATGCAATCTCTGATGCTCTAAGTGAATGCCTACCGCGTGGCACTAGGGTCGAGTTTAATTTTGAGGGCTTATTCAGGGCTGACATGGCTAATCGTTTCAACATGTATGAGACTGCTATTCGCGCAGGTTTCATGACAACCGAGGAAGTACGTAGAAAAGAGGGTCTCGAATGACCGAGTTAGAAACTAGAAGTTTTGAGGTTCGCCTTGAGGCTGACACTAGAGAAGTAGTTGGACTTGCTGTTCCTTATGGTCAGGTGGCTGACATTGGTGGAGTTTACCGCGAGCAGTTCGTACCAGGTGCAATTCGTAGCGTTGAGGATGTAAAACTGTTCTGGCAACACTCAGAACCTATTGGCCGAATCATTGAGGGTAGAGATACTGAGGCAGGGTTCGAGATTAGAGCCATGATCAGCGACACTCCTAGAGGCAACGAGGCTTACACGCTACTTAAGGACAATGTGATTAACAAGTTCTCAGTTGGGTTTATGGCTGTTGAACAAACCAGAGAGGGTGACTTAGTTACTCGTACACTCGTAGATTTGAGAGAAGTCTCTCTCGTAAGTTTTCCAGCGTTCAACGGAGCATCTGTCTCCGAAGTTCGCGAGGAAATACCCGTTGCCGAGGTGGTAGCGGATTCAATCCAAACAAAGGAAACCAACATGTCTGAAAACATGGAATTGGATGTCCGTGCTGTTCAAGATGAAGTGGCTGAAATCCGCAGAGAACTTGAGCTAGTAAAGACTCCAACAATCGCTACAAATGCCTTTGAGACTAAGTTCCGTTCTCAAGGTGAATACGCTAAGGCTCTAGTATCTGGAGACCAGGATGCAGTTGAACTGTTCCGTGCCACAAGCGCAGACGCAGCTCTTAGACCAGCATTCGTTGGCTACATCAACAACCTAATCAACTCAGGTCGTCCTACCCTAAACGCATTCAACATTCAGGCTCTACCAGCAACTGGTCTAACCATTGAATACGCAAAGGTAAACACCAACACCATCGCAGTTGGCAAGCAGACCACAGAGAACACCGCACTATCTACTGGTGACGTTGCTCTATCAACTGTTTCTGTTGCTGTTGCAACTTATGGTGGTTTCACTAACATCTCAAAGCAAGCAATTGAACGTTCAACTGTGAACTACCTTGACGTAGCATTCCAGGCAATGTCTCTTGCTTACGCAAAGAAGATGAACGTGGACTTTATTGCTGTTCTAACTGCTCTAACTTGGACTGGTAAGACTTATGACATCTCAGCTCTAACTGCTGCTGCTGTTATGGGTGGAATCGCTGATGGTGCTGCTTACATCTACAACGCAACTGGTCTATCTCCTCAGTTCATCGTTGCAGGTACAACTGCTTACAAGCGTTTGGTCTCAATTGTTGATACTGCTGGTCGTCCAGTTGTTTCACAGGTTGGCGATGGTTCAAACACTATCGGTGGCTCAAACATCCCTGGTCTAACTGGTTCAATCCTTGGTCTACCTATCGTTGTAGATCCTGCTATGGACGCTAAGACTGCTTACCTTGCTCACTCAAGTGCTCTAACAACTTACGAGTCAGCTGGTACTCCAACACGTCTAAGTGACACCGATGTAACTAAGTTGCAGGACACTTACTCTGTTTATGGTTACGCTGCATTCGCTGTTCCATTCGAGGGTGCAATCGTCAAGCTAAACACTGGAGCCTAATAACTCATGGCTGTATCGGTGGAGCAGTTCAGAGCATATGTCGGGACTAAAGAAGTCTCTAGTTTTGTCGATTCATGTTTAGCCTCTGCTAATCAGATGGTCGCCAAGTTTGTCGGTTCAGGTCGCGTACCTACTGACGTACTAGATTCTGCTGTTCTCTCATGTGCCTCTGAGCTGTTCCATCGTAGGTCGGCACCTAATGGCGTAGCTCAATTCGCTGACCTTGGCACTACTGTTCGTATTGCTAAGGATCCAATGAACGCTGCACGTGAGATGCTCCTACCCTTTACAGGTCCTGGACTATGACGAATGAGATAACAGCATCTAAGGCCGAGTTCAAACTCGACTTACAGAATGCAGGGTTGGATGTTTTGGACTATGTTCCAGAACGGATCACTCCACCTATTGTTATCGTCAATTCTGGTAGTCCGTACCTGGTTGCTGAAACTGTTGGTAACGAGTATCGTCTAGGTCTCAATGTCACTCTGGTTGCATCTACTGCAACTAACGAGGAGGCTACTGAGGCACTCGATGAACTTATTGCTCAAACAGTTTCGGCTATTAGTACTTTGGGATATGTAATTCTCAAAACTGTAAACACACCATTTAGGTTGGCTGCGAACAACGCTGAGTATTTAGCATGCGATCTAAACCTTGACCTATCCATAACTCTTTAAAGGAGAACCCGATGGCAACATCAACCAGAATCAAAGCAACAAACATCAAGTTCCTAATCGGTACTGTGGAGGAATCCTGCGATGTAAACCTAGTCGAACTGACTCTTAACGATGCACCTGGCGATGTCCAGACATTCTGTGAGGTCCGTGTTGGCGGTGAATGGAAGTTACAGCTAGATGGTGTTACCTCTGGCGACACAGGAAGTCTTTACCGACTACTTTGGTCTAACTTCGGCACCGAGGCTGCATTCACTGTGGCACCACAAGGAAACGCTGTTGGAACTGCAACTGCACCAATCTACACAGGAACAGTAATCTTTGACCAACTTCCACCTCTAAGCCTAAACGCTGGTGAGATCGTGAAGTTCTCAGTTACTTTGACTGTAAAGAACGCTGTACACACACCTGCAACTACACCACCTGTTTACTACGGCCTAACTGTAAAAACAGCTGCTTAATTAGGTTTCCTGTGGAGACTGGAATCAGTGTCGAGAACTTATCTCTGACAGTCAAGGCCATGAAAGAACTAGGGGCAACCCGAGATGTTCTAACTGAGCCAGGCTATCAGGGTGCTCTCATCTTGATTCGTCAAGCCAAGTCATTGGTTCCAGTCAAAACAGGTGCTCTATCAGCGAGCATGCGACCTAGGCGTATTCAGTCAGGTGGAAGTGTTCAAGCTGGTGGCAAGCGTGTACCTTACGCAAACCCGATTCACTGGGGATGGCTAGTTGTATCTAATGCACATCGAGGCAAATTAAAACCTGGCACTTACAGGGGAATAAGACCTCAGCCATTCTTTAGTGAAGCATTAGGCTATACACAGCAAGAGATACTCGAAAACTATGAACGTCTCATGCGACAAACAATCGACAATCTACCAGGAGCGAAAAAATGACCACCAATTCATTCGACTTTGAATCCCTAACACTTAATGAAGTTGAGCAGATAGAACTGATTACAGGTTCGTCAATAGATCAACTTATGGATGCTGGACAGGCTAAAGGTAAAGCCATGAAAGCAATCATCTTTGTAATGAAAAAAAGAACCGACCCGAACTTCACTTTAGAACAGGCTGGCAACATCTCAATGACTGAGGCCAACAGTTTGTTTGCAGGTGAATCTGACCCAAAAGAATAGTTGCTGACATGGCGGCTGAACGTATCGCGTTCATGGTTGTTCATGCAGGTCTAAGTCTCTCTGAGGCTAAAGGAATGACCTTGCGAGAATACCGAGCCTTAATAGATGCGCTAAAAGATAAAGGAACTGAGTAATGGCACAGAATCTAGTAGTCAATTTTATTGGAGAGAACAAACTCTCTAAGACTACTGCGGTCATTAACAGCGATCTAAAGAAGTTCGGTTTCATAGCTCAGAATGTGAGCAAAACTTTCAACAAGGCTTTCGGTGCAGCAGGTATTGGTTTATCTCTAGTCGCTGTAAGCAACCTACTAAAGCAGTCCACTAAGGCAGCAGTCGAGGATGGTAAGTCTCAGGCTCTTTTGGCTAATGCTTTGCGTAATACTGTCGGGGCTACAACTGAGGCTATTGCTGGTGCAGAGAAGTACATATCTCGAACTCAGTTGAGTGCAGCTGTATTAGATGATGAACTTAGACCTGCTCTTGCTACTGCTGTACGTGCCACAGGTTCCCTTGCTAAAGGTCAAGATGTTCTAAATACTGCTCTGGATGTTTCGGCTGGTACCGGTAAAAGCCTAGAGACTGTAACTAACGCTATTGCTAAGGCGTACAACGGAAACACAGGTTCACTTCGTAGGCTGTTGCCTAGCATCCGTGATGGTGCCGACTTCATGGAACAGTTGAATGAGCAGTTTGAGGGTTCGGCTGAATTGGCTGCTAATGCTGATCCATACAAGCGTTTCCAAGTTGTCTTAGAGGACATCAAAGAAACCATCGGTCAGGCTCTACTTCCATCTCTAGAGGAGTTTAGTAAGTATCTGAGCTCGACTGAGGGCCAGCGTAATGTCAAGCAAATTGTTGGACTGTTTGTTCAAGCAGGTAAAGCAATTAGCCAGGCAACAAGGTTTATCATTCAGAACATCAACTACATCAAGGCTCTAGTGGCGTTGCTGGTCACTCTCAGGGTCAGTTGGGGGTTGATTACTGGGGCTGTCAAGTTGTATGACATGGCTGTAAAGATTGCTACTACTTCAACGAAACTGCTAAAGGTTGCTCTTGTAACTACTGGTATCGGTGCTCTAGCGGTGGCTCTTGGAACTTTGGCAGCAAGTTTCATTGAGGTTGGTGATGCAGCTGAGGAGTCTCGCAATAAGGTTACTGCCGATGATCTACAAAATGGTGAGACATTCTGGGAGTATCAGGCACGTAAGCAATCTGAGGCTTGGGGTAAGTCTTATGGTGCTAAGGCAGACTTTGAAGTAAAGAACATCAAGACCACCACTAAAAAGATTACTAAGGCCATCTCTGAGGGAGCTCAGGAAGTTCTCAACACAGGCAAGTCGTTCAGAGACTCTATTGGTCTAGCATTAGGAACTTTTGGTAGAGATGAGAACAGCGTGTTCAACGTGGATGTGGTCATCAACAAACTAAAGCGTGTAGTCGATGCTGCTAAGGGTTTCAAGGATAATCTTGCAAGACTAACTAAGGCTGGTGCAGGTCAGGATGTTATCCAAGAACTAATCGGCATGGGTCCAGCTCAGGGAAACATCGTTGCTAAGGGTCTCTTACAGTCAGGCAGACTATCTGAGTATTTAGGGTTGCGTGGATCACTATTCAAGACTGGTCAAGAGGCTGCAATGGTTCAACAATCTGCGAGCCAGAACACTTACGAAATCAACATCAACAAAGCCAACGTCTCAGCTGAGGAAATCATCAGGACCATTAGGACCTATGAAAAGAAATCTGGCAGAAAGTACTTTGCTGGCTAATGACTTGGGATATTAAAACTGGTATTCGTATTCAATACGAGAAACCTGCTGGCACTTGGAACAGCATTCAATGCGACACTTTTGAGGTGGACATTGACAGAGGTATTAGCGTAGAGCAGAACACTTTTGCTAGACCTAACGTTGGTATTGCAACTGTTCGCCTAATGAAATCTAGTCTTGGAGACTTCCTGAATGGGCCAGATTATGCGAGCAACCAGAGATTTAGAATTGAGTATGACAGTCTAGGAACTTGGGAACCTTTGTTCAATGGTTTCATTCAGAACATCGAAATGACTTATGTACCAGAGGCTAAAGCATCAGCTCTAAACAATGAACGTGGACAACTGCAAGTAACCATTACTGCTAATGACATGACTCGACTTGCTTTGAATACTCAAATAGGCACGTTCAACATCACAGGTACAAGTACCAGGTCTTTTATAAACGTAATGAACCAGTTGGGCACAGCTATAATAGCAGTTGATTCACGCTACTCTCAGGCTCAAGTTCTATCCGGTGGCTCTAGTACATTCCAGTACGCGAACACTTACTTGGACATCCCTAGTGGTGAACTATACAACCAGTTCTTAGATGCCGAATTGGGTTGGCTTTATGCCTCTAAATCTGGTGGTATGAGATACCTAACTAGATCTGATGTAAACACCATTCAGGGCTACGCTTGGGACACTAACGACCTGATTGTCTCTAATGTGCACTCAACATCTAATCTGCATGTTTGCATGAATAAAATTGACTTGAGTTACATCTCTGATGGAATTGCTAATCAGGTCCGTGTCGAAAACGCGGTTACAGGGGTTAGGACAACTTCCACTAATTCAACATCTGTCTCTCTTTATGGTCGCCAACTAGCAGACTTTACTGTGAACTTTGACCCTACTGTTTCAGGTGGAACAACTTTTGCTCAATGGGCTAGTGCGGTGTCAGGTGCAGCTAATCCTAAGAACATCCAGTCAGTTAGTGTGCCTGTAATCAGGCGTACAGGTTTCCCTAGTTTCATCTTGAATGAGGAGATTGGGGATGCGTTACAGGTTGAGTTCGCTAGTGCAGGTTTGCCTACACTTCAAGAACGCTACATGATTACAAGAATGAATCACTTTATCACTGCTGACCATTGGGAATTGAACCTAGGTCTCTGGAGGGGTATCTAATGACTGCTGAAACTTGGGTTTATGTATTGTCGGCTGTTGTCGGTACTACTGGACTATCGAGCTTGTTTAGGTATCTGTCCACTAGACGTTTCCAGAGCATTAGCCTGGAGGAAAAGTTACGTGCCGAGATGATGTCTCATAACAGGGAACTCAAGGCTGAGATAAACACGCTAAAGGCAGAACTTGACCAATGGCGTGATAAGTATTTGAATCTACATAAAGAGTACACAAGATTGAAAAGTGCATTCGACAAGATGGTAAAGGAAAAAGACAATGGCTAAAGAACCAGTATTGGCTCCTAAGGTAACTACTTCATGGGGTATCGACTATTATGCCGAACTTGAGGCTGCTAAGAATGCACCTAAGGTTGAGGAAACTCCAGTAGTCGAGGATGCACCTAGTGAGTGAAACTTATACAGTTACTGATGGCCAGTTTGACCTTGAGGTTTTGGCTGGATCTACTTTCCCTAGTGTTGCTGGTGATTGTAGCTTTTACCCTACCGATGCTGATGGTGTTGCTTTTAGTCTTGTAGGTTGGACTGCGAGATTACAGATTAGGGAGAACCCTAGTACTGCTGCAATTTTGGACATCAACCCGACTGTGAACACTTCAGATAATTCAGTTAGTTTTAGTTTGACTCCAGCTCAGACTGCGCTACTTGTAAAGACCGATTATGTTTGGGCTGTCGAATTGACTCAGACTTCAACAGGTAAAGTTTTGACCCTTGCCAGAGGACAAGTCCTCGTAACTCCAGAGATAGTTAGATGATCGTAAAAGTTGTTATTCCTGATGCCTTGTATAACAGGGTTTATTTTGCACGTGGCGAGCAAGGTCCACAGGGTGTTCAAGGCGAAGTAGGTCCTATCGGGCCACAGGGTCCACAGGGCATTCAGGGTGTTTCCTATACTCCAGGTGACCCTATTTATGTGACTGTAACCAATAAGACTGGAAACAGCATGGCTAAGGGCACTATTGTTTACACTTCGGGGGGTAATGGTACTCACACACAGGTGAGCCCTGCACTAGCATCTGGTGATCTAACTTCGGCTAGAACTCTTGGATGGCTAAGTCAAACACTTGACAATAACCAGACTGGGCTTTGCATGGTTGAGGGTTATCTCGACGGAATCAATACTCAGGGAATAACTGACGGTTCACAGCTCTATTTATCGCCTACCGTGCCAGGAGGATTCACTGCTACTAAACCGTCTGCTCCTGAGCACATGGTTTATGTTGGTGTATCTGTTAAGGCTTCTGCTGGTGATGGGCGTGTTTATGTCAAGGTGCAGAATGGTTATGAACTGGATGAACTGCATGATGTTGCAATCTCTGCTCCAGTTGATAATCAAGTACTTACATACGAATCATCTACAGGTTTATGGAAAAACAAGGCTAACCCTGCTGATGGTGTCACTAGCATTACAGCAACTTCACCTCTAACAGGTGGAACAATCACTTCAACAGGATCTATAGGCTTAGACCAGTCACTACTATCTTTGGCTCAGTCACAAATTACAGGTTTAGTTACAGCACTTGCAGGTAAAGCAAACCTTGCAGGTGGAAATGCTCTAACAGGTGCACAAACAATAACTTCAACTTCAGCAGGCGAGTTTCCCTTAAGCATTATTTCGGCATCTGGGCAAACAGCGAGCACATTTAGGGTTCGTAACTCTGCCAATAACGCTGATTTAATGAGCATTGATTCATCTGGTCAAATTAGAACTTCAACAGTTTTAAACCCTAACTCATTCAATAACTCTCGCATTCAATTGCAAAACACAGGCGTATTTATTGATACAGGTGTTGCAGCTAACGTTCCTCTTGCAGTGCGTGGTGCAGTCAGTCAAACAGCGAATTTGCAAGTCTGGCAGGATTCATCTGGAAACGTTCTAAACCGTATTAGTTCTAGTGGTGACATGGTTTATGGTCGATTCTCTGGGTCTGGTTTTAGCACTAACACAGGTTCAGCAACCATTATCACTAACAACTCTGCTGTTGTTCCTATGACTGTAAAAGGTGCTGCATCTCAGACAGCGAACTTGCAGGAATGGCAAAACTCGGCAGGAACAGTAATCGGTTCGGTATCTGCATCAGGTGCTCCAACATTTAACAATTTCCTAAACATCAATAACGCTAATACTGGCATTGCTCAACAAGGTGTTTACCGTATTCGCTTTGATGGCTCCAACACAGCTATTGGTTCTCAAACTCCATCTGCTGGTGGAGGTGTAGGTGTCATACCAATACAGTCAGCAACTACTGTTCCATCGTCAAACCCTACTGGTGGAGGTATTCTGTATGTTGATGCAGGTGCACTAAAATACCGAGGCACATCAGGAACCGTAACTACAATCGCAAACGCATAAGAAAGAAACCACATGTTTAACGTATCTCCAGAACTAAAGCAGGAACTGCTAACTCAGCGTATCGAGGCTCTAAACCTTGAGGGCTACCAGAATGAACTAAACCTAAAGTCAGCTGAGGCGTTGGGTAATGATGAAGTGATCGCACAGGCGCAAGCCAACATCGATGTAATCAAGTCTGCCATTCAGGTACATGAGGCTGAACTAGAGGCACTCTAATGACAACTTTGATTCATCCTGTATCGCCAGCAACTATAACCGACACTTTTGGAACTCATTCCGAGTTACGGAAATTGTTGGGTCTTGGCCCTCACCGTGGCGTTGATTATGGCGTAAAGCGTGGCACACCTCTAAAGGCTGTAGGTAAAGGAACTATTGTTGCAGTTTACGAATCAAAGGTTTTAGGTTGGGTTGTTGAACTTCGCACTTATGCCACAGCTGAAAAGATTAGAATCTTTGCTTACTGTCACCTAGACAGTGCAGAAGTAAAAGTAGGTCAGCAGGTAAAGCAAGGCGACATTATCGGTAAATCTGGTAACAGTGGTTCAGCAACCTCTGGTGCACACTTACATTTCATGGCTGGCAAAGCCGAACACCTTGCAACCTCACCAGTAGAGGACCCTCTGCTATGGCTACCAAAGATTGGAAAGAAGTAAATGAAGTATTGGATCTCTAGAGCCCTCCGTGTTGGAGCATTCGCATTAGCAACAGGTATTGCCTTTATGGGTGCAGGAAACGTATTTGGTATCTCTGCTATTCAGTCAGCTGCATTCGGTGCAGTAGGAGCAGTACTAGGTCTATTGGCTACCCTGCTATTCACTTACGCTAGTAAAGCATCTGTACCTGATGAGGACTTCGACTCAGCGATCAACAAAGCAATCGAATCTGTGGCAAGCGACACGAAAGACAAAAAGTCTAAATAGGTCACTATGCTTTAAGCATGACTATTGACCACCAAATAGAATCACTCGGCCACGCCAAACTTTTAGGGTATTTTGCACATGACTCTGAGGAATGGCACGAAGCTCGTAAAGGTGTTGCAGGTTCACTTGTAGGCACTCTTATGGGCCATAACCCTTGGCGTTCTGCCTATACTGCCTACCATGAATATCTAGGACTTTTACCTAGAGAATCTACTGGTCCATCTATGGCCATGCGCCTAGGCACAGTATTTGAAAAACCTATTCAGGATTTATGGCAAGCCGAAAACTGGGAATGGTTAGAGGTATACAACACAGGCACATGGGCCTCAGTATCTGAACCACGTTTCAAGGCTAACCCTGATGCATTCATTCAATGGACTAATGGCCACCTAGGCATCTTGGAAATCAAGTTCTCACGTAACCCGATGAATGAACTGCCTCCAATGTACCGTGACCAAGTCATGTGGTATCTGCATGTCTTAGGGTTGGAAACTGGTGTTCTGGTTGCTGTGGCTAATGGTGAACTTGTCGAACACAAAATTGAATACGATGCAGAATACGCTAAAGAGCTTGTCGCCAGAGCCTATGAGTTCTTAGATCATGTTGATAAAGAAACTGCACCTGACTGGGATGGGTCACAATCAACTTATGAAACTGTCCGAACAATGTCCGACCTAATACATGATGATGAAATTGAGTTAGGCGAACTATATCCAAGTTTGATTAGAGCTAAAGAGGAATACGATGAGGCTGACCAACGCCTGACCTTGCTCAAATCTAAAGTGTTACACCTCATGGATGGAGCCAAGACTGGCACATTCGAGGGTGACAAAGTAATAACACTCCAGGCAAGAGGCTCTGGGGCTCCGTTTATTGTTTTCAAGAGAGGCTAACAAAATGGGTTTTAACATGGATGATTATGTCGATGTGGCTGCAAGATTAAAAATGTTCAAGGAGGCATGGCCTAATGGATCACTTCAACAGGTTTCCCTACAATTTATTGACTTTGCTGGTAAGTCTTGGGTTGTTTACACTGCTGCTGCTTATAGGACTCCTGACGATATCACTCCTGGGCATGGCACAGCTTGGGAACCGGTACCTGGTACGTCCAATTTTAAACGCGATTCGGAAGTTATGAATGCTGAAACCTCTGCTTGGGGTAGAGCAATCGTTGCTGTTCTAGCATCTGACACTAAGCGCATCGCATCTAAGAATGAGATACCTGTAAAGGCACCTGTAAAGGTCACAGAGGACTTCATGGCTCTAGCGCACCTAGAGTTTGAAAAGGGAGACATCGAGGCTCTAAGAGGCATCTACAAGCGGGCTAAGGCTACTAGGGGAGTCACACCTGAATTGCTTACACAAATCGAGGAACTTGCTAAAGGTCTCAAGAAGTGAAATGCCCTGCCACAGTGAGAGGAACTGCAACAGGGCTACGTTCTAAGGAACGTCTCGGCAGAACCACCTCTGCCACTAGAATGCTTACACCAAGATTGAGAGAGGTCAAACATGTCAGCGATTAGCGTTTCATCAGTTCTAAATCATTCACATCACACAGGCACAAACAAGCTAGTTCTGATTGGTATTGCCTGGCACATGTCGGAAACACATAACGAGGGAGCATGGCCATCTATTGAACGATTGGCTGAATACGCTGGTGTCTCAACTCGTCAAGTAATAAGAGCTCTTGCAGTCCTAGAGGATTCTGGTGAATTGCAAGTAGATCGTCACAATGGTAAAAGTTATGGCGGTCCAAAAACAAATCGTTACTGGGTGGAAGTACCTTGTCCAGATGATTGTGATAGGAGTATTTATCACCGGTCAGTAGCGGAGGATATCCCTAAGTTTGAGGTTGTGGATAACTTCGACACACGTGACATCCAAGGTAGCAATAGGTGACATCTGAGGTAACAATAGGTGACATCTATGGTTTGAATAGGTGACACTAATGTCACTTAATAGAACAATATATAAAAACAATATAAAAACAAATTAACTATAAGAGAGGGCCTGTGGATAACTATGGCTAAAGTACAAGTTCAAATCGTTGTTTCAAGCGTTGCTGAGAATGGTGATTACAAGGGTCGCGTGTTCAAAGGTTGGGAGTCATTCACAATCACAGTCAAGGGCGAGCCAGTAAACAAGAAACGTCAATGGACCATGTGGCTAGATCTACCAGCTGCAATTAACAAAGACGACATCGTTACATTCACTGGAGACCTAGGCACTAAAGCAGGTTCATTCGAAAAGGATGGACAGACATACCAGGTAGTCGAGCACTCACTCAACAACGTCACCTATGTGGTGAACAGTTCAGCAGTTCCAATTCCACCTAAGGCTAACGATGTCTGGATCACACCTACACCTGACTCAGGTCAAAGTCCGTTCTAGATCATGTACATCCGTGTCTATGGTGACCCTGCACCTCAAGGTTCTAAAACAGCCAGAATGGTGAATGGCCATGTGGTCATGTGGGAGTCGTCTAAGAAGTTACCTGGATGGCGTGAAAGTGTAGTGATGGCTGCAAAGGTTTCGTTCATGGAGAATAACTCTCAAACGATACTCGGACCAGTCACACTTCACTGCACGTTCTACATGCCTAGACCGAAATCAGTTAATCGCAAATACCCGAACACCATGCCTGACTTAGACAAGCTCTTACGTGGTATTGGTGATGCTCTGCAAATCTCTGGTGTGATTAGTAACGATGGGCAAATAGTTTCAATTGAGGCTCACAAAGTTTATGCAGAATCGTCAGCTGAGAATGGCGTGGAAATCTGGCTTACTAAAAAGTTATGATCCGTGAAGTGTGTTCCTGTGGTGCAGAGTTTGAAACTGACGACCGAGATGCCATCCAGTTGGTGAAGTCTTGGCGTAGGACACATAAGCACTCAGAAAAGCCACAGAATGCCCCTACAAGCGACGGAACTATCTTATCCGATACTCAGGTCAGTTTAGGTTTCCAAGCCCTGTACGAGCCTCCTGAGCCCGATTTAGATGATGGTAACAAATCCATAACTAAATGAAACGACACGCTTGAAACTACGCGCGCACAACATTAGGCTCTAAACATCTGCACCACCGCAGATAAAAACGGACAAAGGACAAACAAATGAAAACACTAACCATCTTGGGCATAATCATGTCCACGCTTGGATTCTTACATCTACTAGATCTAAGAGACGAACAACCAACAATCGGTTATCCACTAATCGGAGCAATCGGTGTCATCTACCTGGTAGGCGTACTCGTAGAGTTCAGGAACAAAAGATGAGTTTCGCAAGACAATCAGATCCAAGAACATCACATCTAGCAGCTGCAAGTATCAGCGCAGACCACAAAGTAAACGTCAGAACAGTCATTCTCAAGTTACTTGAGTTGGCTCCTATGACCGACCCTGAACTATGCCAGGCATACACCAACCTTGTGTACATCGGACAAGCACCTAAAGCCAGCGATCAACACATCAGAACTCAACGCAAAATGTTGCATGACCTCCAGCTAGTACATGTTGTTGGAATGGCTCAAACAGAGTCAGGTCGTCAAGCAAGAGTATGGAGAAAAGCATGAGTCACGAAATGAGCAAGCAACAACAAAAGCAAGTCGCTGAAAAGGCTGCAATCATAGCCAACGCTGCATTCGGGTTAGGTCGCACAGCTGAACGAAACCGCATCATCGAATTACTGGTAGATGAACTATCAGAGGAACAACATGCACACCTAAAGGCACTAATCGAGAAAGGACTAAACAATGCCTGATCTAACTAAAAGAGAATCCGCCTACTTCATTGCATTCGCTTTAGCATCATTCGCAATCATGTTAGGAATCATCGCTTGGTGGGGAACATCTCAACCTAACTGCTGGTCAATGTATGCCACCGAAAAGGCTGCAATTGAGGCATGTGAAAAATGAGAGACAAACCAAACGAAACCACAGTATTCACCACATGCAAGTGCAGAGAGAACAGCAACAATCTGGTAATGACTCGCGCATACTTTAGTGAACGAGTTGAGGCCAACATCCTACATGGTCGTAAACAGGCGATAGAGGAAATCCTAGAACTGCTAGAAGTACATAAAAACCTCTGGTTTAGCCAGTCACTAGCAATCGGCTCTGGTGCATTCTGGAGTAACAAAGCACAAACAGCACAAACACTCATCACCGAGATAAGGAAACGAAACAATGTCTGATCTAAAGCACCTGGTACATACAGGAATCAAAATCACTATTGCAAGCCTGACTGAAGTACTGAGAGAGTACAAGATGGAGCAGGTAGAGAACCCTTACGAGGAGGGTTACAACAGAGGTCTCGATGAGGCAATCAAGGCAGTCCAACTATTTCAAAAGAAACTAGAGGAACAGGATGCAAAACTAGATGACTAGCTGGATAAAGACAGAGGACTCTGTTGCTGCACGTAAGCATGCCATCACTAATGAGTTTGACAGAGTTATCAAGGAACTAATGGCTAGACGAGTATTACGTCACAGCATCCTAGGAGCACCTTTGTATGTGATCTACACAGAGGATGGAGCAATGGACATAACACTCAAGGATTTAGCACCATGCCTAAAGTTCTATCCAGGTGAATGTCTATGCAGGGAGTGCACTAATGGCCGATGAATGGAAATGCCCTACATGTAATGCAACGCTTAGATGCTCATGCCAATCTATGGAATGCTCATTCGACTACGACATTAGAGCTCATGTTAGACGTGACCTAATAAAGGCTATTGAGACAGCCCTAGGATGGATGGAAGTTGAGGCAGTAAATAGAGCAATAGACACAGCCTTAGATGAGAACAAAGAACCAGCATGTTGCCAATCATGTTTGGAGAACTAAGTGGCTGAGTGGCACAGTAGCAAGGAATGGATAAAGGCTAGAGCCTACGCTAAGACCATCCTCGAACCAGTATGCGCTAGATGTGGTAAAGACCTTGAGGGTAACGATTGGACCATTGACCACATGATAGCCAGTGACCCACCTAACCATG